AGAGGAACTAATAGATTAGTAAGAATGGCATCAAGTGCTATTCTTGGTGGTTGTGCTGTTTGTATTTGTGGTACAAATCGTAACGTAGTAGCTGCAGCACTTTGCAACAAAACAATATCTCCAAATAATGATACTTTTTATACTTGTAATGTTTGTGCTTTTGGAAGTTTAACAAAAAATACAGGTACATTTAAAATTGATCACCCAAATCCCGAATTATGCGAAACCCATGATTTATATCATAGTTTTGTTGAATCACCAACAGCAGGAGACAACTTATATAGATTTTCTGTTACAACGGTTGATAATGAAGCAGAAGTTATACTACCAGAATATTATAGATATTTAAATACTGATAGCCAATTATGGATTAGTGCAGATGGACACTTTGGTAAAGCATTTGCTTTAGTAAATATTAGTGCAACTAAAATTAAAGTAACATCTAATGAAGATGGAAAATATAATATATTATTAGTTGGTACAAGAAAAGATAAAGACGCAGTAGCAGCTTGGAAAGGTGCTGAAAGATTAAAAAAATAATTTGTAAAATTAAAAAAAACAACGTATATTTCTAACAAATAGTATTATGCATTCAAATACACCAAATTTTATTATAGCAGGAGTTATGAAAGGTGGCACAACAGCTGCTGCTTTTAACTTAAACCAACATCATGATATTTTTTGTTTAACACAATATTGGAAACAAAGAGTATTAAATGATGAAGACTATAATTACGTTGCTCAAACGGGTTCATGGGCTGGTAATATGAAAATCCCAGGAAATAAGGAGATGGATTATTTTAATCTTACTACTAATTATGATTTAACAAATTCATTTGACATTTATAAAACCTTTTTCCCAAGAGAATTAAAAGCAATAGGTGAATCATCCCCTAATTATTTTCCTTTAGATGAAAGTAGTAATGGAGGAGCAGCAACACGTATAGCTAGTGATTTGCCTGATGCTAAGGTAATTATTTTACTAAGAGATCCTATTAATAGAGCTTATAGCCACTGGAATCATATTGATAGCAAATTACCAGACTGGGGTTCTACTTATCATGGTCTAACTTTTGATGCAGCTGTTAGAAATTACCCAGAAGGTAATATTATAAAAAGAAGTAAGTATTTAGCAAATCTTACATCTTGGGTTACAGCTATTGGATCCGATAAAGTTTATGTTGCATTACAAGAAAGTTTAGCTGCTGATCCTCTTACTGAATTTAATAAAATTTGTGTATTTTTAGATGTTGATCCGTTTTATGAAGATCATACATTTAAAAAAGTATTTGCAGGAGATTATAATAGTATTTTAGACAGTTCAACTGTAGATTATTTAAAACCAATTTTTGCAAGTGATGTAAATGGGATTAAAGATTTATATCCTCATTTAGATTATAGTTTATGGAATGATTATTCATAAAAAATTTTTAATTAGTTATATTTTATGGTTCCAATTGATATACACGCAGTTACAGTCTGTGTAAATTTTTCTCATTACTTAAAGTACTGTATTTCAAATAAAAGATTTTTTAAAAGATGGGTTATTGTAACTCATGAAGATGATAAAGAAACTATTAAATTATGTAAAAAACATGATTTAGAATATATTTTTTCAAAAAAGATCTATACTAGAACATTTAATAAGGGGGCAGCTATAAATGAAGGTTTTAACTACTTAGGTAAAGATAAGGAGTGGTATTGCCATATAGATGCAGACGTATTATTAAATGAAAATTTCCCTTCAACATTTTCATCTACACATATTGAAGGAAAACTTAGACATACTTATTTAGAAAGAGTTTTAAAACATAAACATCAATTAGGTACATTACCTGATGCCCTTTACTTGTATACTATGGGCAGAATTAATTTATTAGGAGATGAAAACCTTGATGAAATAGATTTCAAAGATGTTTTTAAAATGGAAGATAAAATAGTACAACAGTGGTTAGGATGGGGTTATTTCCAATTATTTAATGGAATTGCTTTAAATAAAGTTTATGAAAATTTACATGAATTTTACCCTAATATGTCTAATAATGCTGGTACTGATGATTATCTTTTTAAACAATTATTTTATCAAGTAATATCTTTAAATACCCATTGTCTACATTTATCCCCTGAAAAAATATATTGGGATGGTATTGGGTAATATGTATAACCACAAAAATTAAATCATGAGTTGGACCTATAAAACACACAAAATAGGGGATATCACTCAATTTCCAGAAAATACTTTCGGTTTCGTTTATATAGTTACTCACAAACCTACTGGAAAATCCTATATTGGAAAAAAAGTCTTATTTCACAATAAAAAGAAAAAAATTGGAAAACGAGAATTAGAAAAACTACAAGGTGTAGTTGGTCGTCGTCCTGCCTATAGACTAGAAATAAAAGAATCAGATTGGCTTAATTATTATGGTTCTCAAAAAGATATTAAACAATTACTTTTAGAAGGTAAAAAAGATGAATTTGAACGTGTAATTTTAAAAATGTGTCCTGATAAAAAAACAATGACATATTTTGAAATTAAGTATCAAATGGTATATCAAGTTTTAGAAAAACCAGATGAATTTTTTAATGATAATATTTTAGGTAAATTTTTTACTAAAGATTTAAAAGATATTGAATTTGAAGATACCGTGTCTGATGAAATATAGTTTTGTATATTAACATCTATGGTTAACCAGTTATTAGTTACATTAGTGAACTCTGTATTGGGTTCGGGCAAGGCAACTGCTCGAAACAATTATGCTTATCATTGTCCTTTTTGTCATCACCATAAACCAAAATTGGAAGTAAATTTAACTGAAAACCGTGAAGGTAAAAATCCTTGGCATTGTTGGGCATGTGATGCTAGAGGTACCACTATATATAATTTATTTAAACAACTTAAAGTAGATTCTAGTAAATATGGAGAATTATCATCTTTAGTTAAAACTTCTAAGTCAATTAAAGAAACAAAAGTTGTTAATAGTGTATCATTACCTAATGAATATATAAGCCTATTTAACGTTGATACAAGCGATATCATTGCTAGACACGCGCTTGCGTACCTAAAAAATAGAAACATTGTTAAATCTGATATTCTTAAGTATAATATAGGTTATTGCAAAAATGGTTTGTATGCTAACATGATAATTATTCCTACTTATGATAAAGATGGTAGATTAAACTATTTTACAGCTCGTAGTTTTGAAAAAGAACCATACATAAAATATAGAAATCCTTCGGCAAGTAGAGATATAATCCCAAATGAACATTTAATTAATTGGAGAGTACCTATTATATTATGTGAGGGTTTATTTGATGCTATTGCTATAAAAAGAAATGCAATACCATTATTAGGTAAAAATATTCAGAGTAGCTTAATGAAAAAAATAGTTACTTCTTATGTAAATAAAATTTATATTGCATTAGATAGGGATGCAATTAAACAAGCTTTACACTTTTGTGAACAATTAATGATGGAAGGTAAAGAAGTCTATCTTGTAGATATGCAGGATAAGGATCCGAGTGAGATGGGTTTTAAAAATTTCACAAAACTTATACAAAAAACAGTTCCACTAACCTATTCTAATCTATTGGAACAAAAATTATCTATATGATTAAAAAAACATATAATAGGATAATTGAATTATCTGACGATCATAAACAAATAACACTACCAGATTCTAGATATTATAGAAGACATGGTGAATATTATCCATCTGTAACTTATGTCTTACAGGCATACCCAAAAGGTAAACATTTTGAGGATTGGCTTAAAAAAGTTGGCTACAGTGCTGATTGGATTGTTAAAAAGGCAGGCGAGGAAGGTACCGCTACACATTTACTTATAGAAAAATATTTTGAAGGTAAAGAATTAAAATATTTAAATGAACATGGTTATCCCAAAATGGATCCTTTAGTATGGCAAATGTTTTTACGATTTGTTGATTTTTGGGAAACTTATAAACCTACTCTTATTGAAACCGAAGTACATTTATTTTCAGATGAATTAAAAGTAGCTGGTACTTGTGATTTAATTTGTGAAATAGATGATAAACTTTGGGTTATAGATTTTAAAACATCTAATCATCTACAAACAACATATGATTTGCAAAGTGCTGTTTATGCTCAAATGTATAAAGAGTGCTATGGTAAAGAAGCTGATCGTGTAGGTATTTTATGGTTAAAATCTAAGTCTAGGGGACAAGATAACTCAGGTAAAAGAATAAAAGGTAAAAAATGGGAAATGTATGAGTCTTCTAGAACACAAGAAGAAAATCTTGAAATATTTAAATCAGTAAAAAGTTTATTTGATTTAGAAAAT